CCACAAAAAAACCGACCAGGGCAGACGTGCGTGTTTTTGGAACGAGGGAGAACGGAGGTAGGAATGAAAAAAGGCGAGAAGCTCGAAGTAATGCAAAAGTTAGTGGGAGATATTCGCCCATACCAGAACAATCCACGCCACAATGATGAGGCGGTGGACGCTGTTGCAAATTCCATTAGTGAATTTGGATTTCAGCAGCCAATCGTGGTGGATAAAGACGGCGTTATCATTGCTGGGCACACAAGATACAAAGCGGCCATTCAACTTGGGATGAAAACCGTGCCTGTTGTTGTTGCTGATCTAACTGAAGATCAGGCAAACGCGTACAGGCTTGCGGACAACCGGACAGGCGAACTTGCCACATGGGATTTCGACGCATTGAGCATCGAGCTTGAAGAGATCGAGATGGATATGGACGGCTTTGGATTTGATTTAGACACATCCAATGTAGGGGGGGCGGACTGGTTCGACCGTGAAGATCACCACGACACAAGCAGAGAAGAAGACAACGACGAATACAACGATTTTCTTGACAAGTTCGAGATAAAGAAAACAACGGATGATTGCTATACACCGGTGCTTGTCTACGAAGCCGTCGCAGACTGGGTCGCAAAAGAGTACAACGTAGACCGTGCGAATTTTGTCCGGCCATTTTACCCTGGCGGAGACTATCAAAAGGAACGATACAAAATCGACGATATCGTAGTAGACAATCCGCCGTTCAGCATCCTTGCGGAAATACTGCGATGGTACACAGAGCACGGCGTGAAGTTCTTCCTGTTTGCACCGACGCTGACGCTATTTAGCTCTTTAAGCGCAACGTGTGCGACTGCATTGCCAGTAGGCGTAGGAGTAACATACGAGAATGGCGCGATCGTGTCGACAAGTTTTCTCACGAACATGGACGAAAATGGTCTTCGCGTGAAATCTGCGCCAAGTCTGTATAAAGCTGTGTACGAGGCAGACTGCGAGTGGAGAAAAGAACGACGGAAAGAGTTGCCGAAATACTCATACCCAAATGAAGTGATCACGTCTGCAATGATCGCAAGATATTCGAAGAACGGCGTTGATTTTTCGGTACCAATTTCGGAAACGTACCCGTGTTCTGCATTAGATGCACAGAAGGAATACGGGAAGACCATATACGGGAAAGGGTATCTCATATCAGAAAAGGCGGCGGCAGAAAAGGCGACGGCAGAAAAGGCGGCGGACATAAAGTATGCCGTATGGGAATTATCAGAACGCGAGCGTGAGATTGTGAAGTCGCTTGGGAAGGAATGAACATGGCAAACAAGATAGATCTGCAGAGCAAGGCGGAGGAGATACTTCGCAAAGCTGAAGAGAAAGGTGTAACGCAGAACTTTTTCTTCATAACAACATTTAAGCGATACCAGGTCCAGATGACGATCATGGCAGAACTTGAAAAAGTAATACAAGGCGAGGGGCCTCTCGTGACGAAGGAATACGTCAAAGGACGCAAAAACCTTGTTGCGAATCCAGCCATCACCGAATACAACAAAACAGCAACCGCTGCGAACGGAACGGTTTCAACCTTGATCAACATTGTCAAGGCACTTCCGGATGACAACGGGGAAGGAAAGAGCAAGCTGGAGATGCTCCTGATGGACATTGAATAATATCTACGAGTATTACCAGCAAATCAAAGACGGACGCGTTGTCGTTGGAAAGTGGGTGCGTCTTTGGTACGAATACATCATCAAAGGTCTTGAAAACAAGCATTTTTTTTATGACAACAAAAAAGCGATGCGTGCGATCCGGTTCGTGGAGAACTTCGCGCACCATCACGAGGGAGAACTTGCACCGAAGCTTGTAAAGCTGGAGCTGTGGCAGAAGGCAACGCTGGCTGTTTTGTTCGGTGTCGTTGATGAAACGGGAGCGAGACAGTTCCGGGAGGCCGTCATTGTCATAGCCAGGAAGAACGGCAAAACCTTATTTGCAGCGGCGATCGCGGAGTACATGGCATTCCTTGACGGGGAGTACGGCGCACGGATTTATTTCGTAGCACCGAAACTTCAGCAGGCGAACCTTTGTTTCCAGGCATTTCACCAGATGATCATGCAGGAACCGGAGCTGGACAGCATCTCGCAGAAAAGACGAACGGACATATACATCCCATCGACTAATTCGTCAGCGCAATCGCTTGCGTTCAGCGCGAACAAATCAGACGGGCTGAATATTTCGATGTGCGTGGCGGACGAGATCGCGAGCTGGAAGGGCGGAGCCGGACTCAAATTTTACGAGGTCCTGAAGTCATCGTTCGGATCGCGGAGGCAGCCGCTTTTGTTGAGCATATCCACGGCAGGATATGAGAACGAGGGAATATACGACGAGCTGATCAAAAGATGCACGCGTCTTCTTTTGGGAGATTCAAAAGAGACAAGGCTTGCCCCGTTTCTGTATATGCTCGATGATGTCGAAAAATGGAACGACATCAATGAGCTCCAGAAGGCGAATCCGAATCTTGGCGTTTCGGTTTCCGTTGACTACCTTCTGGAAGAGATCGCAATAGCAGAAGGGTCGCTATCGAAGAAGGCAGAGTTCATCACAAAATACGGATGCGTAAAGCAAAACTCCAGTACGGCGTGGCTGTCCACACAGACGGTCACGAAGTGCATGGGCAAGCATTTGAGGGCGGAAGACTTCGCTCATTCCTATGCGGTAGGCGGAATCGACCTGTCGCAGACGACCGACCTTACATCCGCGTGCGTTGTGATAGAGAAGGACGGGGTCCTGAACGTCATCAGCAAGTTCTGGCTTCCATCGGAGCGGATAGACGAAGCGGCGGAGCGTGACGGCGTTCCGTATCGCCTTTATGTGGAACGTGGTCTGCTGGAGCCGAGCGGCGACAACTTCGTCGACTACACCGACTGCTTCAGGTGGTTTACGGAGCTGGTAGAACAATACGAAATACTTCCGCTGGTTGTGGGATACGACAGATTTTCTGCACAATACCTGATTCAGGACATGAAATCATACGGGTTCGTGTGCGATGACGTTTACCAGGGCGACAACCTCTGGGGCGTCATGCAGGAAGCGGAAGGCTTGATGAAAGACGGAAAAATATGCATCGGAGATAATGATTTATTGAAGATACATTTTTTGAATAGTGCGGTGAAAATGAGTACCGAACGGGGCAGAGGCAAACTCATAAAGGTATCGGCAAACGCACACATCGATGGGATGGCTGCATTACTGGACGCACTCACTGTAAGACAGAAGTGGTACGCACAGTATGGAGCCCAGCTGAAAAATGAGAGGTAATTAGTTTATGGGTTTGTTTGATTCAATATTCAGACCGAACAGGGAACAGCAGAACGCTGTAAGGGCGGAGTTCTTCAAGACGCTGACACCTTACAAGCCGGTGTTCCATTCGTGGCAGGGGTCCATTTATGAGTCCGAGCTTATAAGGGCGGCGATCTACGCAAGGGCACGCCACATTTCGAAACTTAAATTCACATCGACCGGAAGTGCGAAGCCCGGACTGCAGGCAAAGCTGAAGCAGGGACCGAACCAGTGGCAGACATGGCCGCAGTTTCTATCACGAACAAGCACGATACTGGACATCCACAACACGGCGTTCATCGTTCCGGTCAAGGACAAGTCACTCACAACCACAGGCTACTACACGGTCCTGCCTACGAAGTGCGAGATCGTGGAGTACAAGGACGATGCATGGCTTCGCTATGAGTTCCAGCGCGGACAGATGGCGGCTGTAAGACTTAACGAGTGCGTTGTCCTTACGCAGCACCAGTACAAGCGTGACTTCTTCGGAGAGAGCAACTACGCGCTTGAGCCGACGGTGAAGATGATAGACCTGAACAAGCAGGGCATCGAGGAAGCCATCAAGAACGGAGCGACGTTCAGGTTCTGGGCGAAGATGCAGAACTTCACAAAGGACGAAGACCTGAAGAAGGAAGCACAGCGTTTCGGGTCTCTGGCATTCGGTGGAGACAGCGACGGTATGCTTTTGTTCCCGAACACCTACAGTGATATCCACCAGTACGAGAACAATCCGTACACCGTGGATGACAAGCAGATGGAACAGATCCAGAAGAACGTCTACAACTACTTCGGGGTCAACGAGGACGTACTGCAGAACAAGGCGTATGGCGATTCATGGGCGGCGTTCTATGAGGGGTGCGTGGAAGTCTTTTCCGTTGCACTGTCCGACGGACTGACGAAAGCCATGTTCACCGAACGCGAGAGAGCGACGGGAAACAGCGTCATGTTCACCGCCAACCGTTTGCAGTACATGAGCAACGCGGACAAACTTCAGGTCGCTGCACAGCTGACCGACCGCGGCATCTTTTCCATCAACGAGGCGCGTGAAGTATTCAACATGGAGCCTGTGGAAGGCGGAGACATCCGAACCATTAGAGGAGAGTATAAGAACGTCAATGATTTGGAAGAAGGAGAGAGCAATGAAGAATAGAGAATACCGCAACATGAACTATGAGGTCAGGAAGGATGGCGACGAGCCATCTTTTTTGGTGGAAGGCTACGCGTCCACATTCGAGCCTTATAAGCTGATCGAGATCGACGGCGAAGATTACAACGAACGGATCGAGCCGAACGCATTCGACGAGGCTGACATGAGCGACGTTGTCTACCGTGTCGACCACGAGGGCAAGGTCTATGCGAGATCTTCCGCAGGAACCGTCAAGCTGGACATCGACGAGAACGGACTGCACCAGATCACCGACCTGTCCATGACAAAGGCAGGAAGGGAACATTTCGAGGAGATCGCAGCAGGCAATTATCCGCAGATGTCCTTTGCGTTCACGGTAGGCGAAGACCACTACGACGCAGAAACAAGAACACGGATCATAGACCGCATAGATAAGGTCTTTGACATATCGGCGGTTAGCTTCCCAGCTAATCCAACAACGGAACTTCATGTACGTGACTACTTCAACGGAGTGATTGAAGCGGAAAAGGCTGCCGAGGCGGAGCGACTTCGGGCAGAGGAAGAAAGGCGGAGAGACCTTGAACGTCGTGAAGAACTGGCAAGAAAAATCAAGGAGGTTCAAGCAAAATGACACTTGAAGAACTGAAAGAAAGGCTGGAAGCGATAGACGCTGAACTGTCTGACATTGTATCACAGCTTGAAGAACCGGCAGAGGAAGAGCCAGCTGAGGAAGAATCAGCAGAAAGAGCATCTACCGAAGAGCTGGAAGAAAGAAGCAACAAGCTGATGGAAGAACGTCAGGACGTTTTAGCGGAAATCGAGAAAGCCGAAGCAGCCATCGCAGAGGAAAAGAGAGCGATGGAAGACGTTATCACCAACATCGAAACAGAAGTAATCGAGAAAAGAGAGGAAACAAAAATGACTGATATGGAAATCAGAAACTCAAAAGAGTACATCGATGCATATGTTGAATACCTCAAGACCGGAAACGATGCAGAATGCCGTGACCTTCTCACTGAGAACGTTTCAAACGGACCTTCTGTAGCTGTCCCGGAACTGGTATACGACATCACAAAGACCGCATGGGAGAGAGACGGCATCACATCAAGAGTAAGAAAAGCATACCTGAAGGGCAACTTGAAGGTCGGTTTTGAAATCAGCTCTGACGGAGCGGTAATCCATCAGGAAGGCGACGAAGAGCCAGACGAAGAAACGTTGCTGCTCGGAACTGTCCAGCTGATTCCGCAGTCCATCAAAAAGTGGATCACCATCAGCGACGAAGCGTATGACATGAGAGGCGAAGAGTTCCTGCGCTACATCTATGACGAACTGACCTATCAGATCGCGAAGAAGGCAGCCGACGAACTGATCGCAGCCATCGATGCTTGTGGCACTGTATCTACTACTACCTGCGTAGGCGTTCCGAAGATCGCATCCACTACGGTAGGCGTTGGTCTCGTAGCGCAGGCAATGGCACAGCTGTCCGACGAAGCAGCAAACCCTGTTGTCATCATGAACAAGGCAACCTGGGGCAACTTCAAGGCTGCACAGTATGCCGGAAACTTCGACGCGGATCCGTTCGAAGGACTGGAAGTCGTATTCAACAACAGCATGAAGTCCTTCACTGCAGCAACGACTGGCGTTACTTACGCAATCGTAGGCGACCTTGACCACGGCGCACTGATGAACTTCCCGAACGGCGAAGATGTAACCATCAAGTTCGATGACATGAGCATGGCGTCTTATGACATGATCAAGATCGTCGGACGTGAATACGTCGGCATCGGCGTTGTTGCACCGAACGCATTTGTAAAGATCACGAAATAGCAAATGACAGAAATGAGTGGAGGCATTAAGTCATGAAGAAAATACTGATTGCTGTACCATGCATGGACATGGTAAGTGCGAGATTCGCACAGTGTCTGTCGACCCTCAAAAAGGTCGACCATTGCGTTGTGTCCTTCCTTATGGGCTCCCTGATCTACGACTCAAGGAACAAGCTGGCTGGATATGCCATCGACATGGAAGCGGACTACATTCTGTGGTTAGATTCCGACATGGTGTTCCAGCCGGACACCCTTGAGCACATGCTGAAAACAATGGAAGAAAAGGACATCGACATCCTGACGGGGTTATATTTCCGCAGGGTGGCACCGTTCACGCCTGTTCTTTTTTCCAAGCTGGAAGAAAAGGACGGCGTGCTTGAATGGGCAGACTTCGAAACCATACCTGACGAGCCTTTCGAGGTGGCAGGATGCGGATTCGGATGCGTGCTCATGAAGACCGACTGCCTTTTTGACATGGCGGCGAAGGACGGAGTCGGCAACTGGTTCACACCGCTGGCGAACGCCGGCGAAGACTGCGCGTTCTGCATAAGGGCACGGCGTGAAGGCTACAAGATCTACTGCGACCCGTCGGTAAGCCTGGGTCACATGGGATACGCGCCGATCACGCGGAGCTTTTATGAAGCATTCGAGAAAGAGGAAAGTTAATGGCAATTTTAGATTCTTGCAAGATGGCACTTCGTGTCACGACAACCGCATACGACACCGAGATCTCCGAGTACATCGAAGCGGCGAAGAAAGACCTTGGCGTCGCCGGAGTGGAATACGCCACGCCGGACAGCCTGGTCAACAAGGCCATCATGACGTACGTGCGGATGAGTTTCGGAGCTCCTGCGAACTATGATCGCCTGAAGGCTTCATACGATGAGCAGAAAGCCCAGCTGATGAACGCCACAGGCTATACGAACTGGAGTTAGTGATATGAGTGATGTTTTAGTACTTATAACGCGCACGATCAGCACGGACGCGCTGGGCAACGAGACCGCACAGGAGTCGGAAAAGACCGTCTTTTGCGAGGTGGACTCCATATCGCAGAGCGAATTTTTCGCTGCGGCGGACACGGAGCTGAATCCGCAGTTCCGCTTCACCGTATTTTTCGGCGATTATAACGGCGAGGAAATAGTGAAGTACGGCGGACAGCGATATTCCGTATACCGTACGTACCGCACAGGCGACGATCTGGAGATCTACGTGGAAAGGAAGGTCGGGGCATGAAGAGCGTGACCGTAACACCGGAGCAGTTCGAGAAAATGGTGACAAAAGCCTTGGCTGAATACGGCGACGAAGTCCTTGAGAAAGCTGAACAGGTAACGAAGGACGTTGCACGCCAGACAGTGAGCGAGCTGAAGAGCACCGCGCCGACCGGCGGCGAGTACGCGAAGGGGTGGACCCACAAAGGTCAGAAGACCGGCGGCAGGAAACTGTCCGAAACGGTACACAACAGGCTCTATATGCTGACGCATCTTCTGGAGAAACCGCACGCCACCGGAAACGGCGGTCACTATCCGAAGAACGTCAACTATACGGGCAACATTGCAAGAGTCGAAGAAGAACAATCCCGAAGATACATGGAAGAGGTTATAAGCAGACTATGACAAAGACGGAAGTAGCAAACTTAATAGCATCATTCGGGTTTACGTGGCGGCACAGCCACTTTTCGAAGACACCGAATCCGCCATATGTCGTTTACTATTACCCCTCGGAAAACGATGTTTTTGCGGATGATGCCAATTACGTGAACAAGAGACAGCTCTTTATCGAGCTGTACACCAAGACGAAGGACGATACGTCCGAAGCCACCATCGAGGGCAAGCTGAAAGCCAAAGGCCTGACATGGTACAAGCAAACAGATTTTCTCAACGACGAAAAGTTATTCCAGACTACCTACGAAATGGAGGTACTTATAAATGGCTAACAAGGTACAGTACGGATTGAAGAACGTACACTATGCAACTGTGACTGTAGGCACGAACACCGTTACATACGGCACGCCTGTTGCATGGCCTGGTGCGGTCAATCTCTCGCTGTCAGCAGAAGGCGACACGAACGACTTCTACGCTGACAATATCAAGTACTTCACTGCGATCGCGAACAACGGTTACAGCGGAGACTTCGAATCTGCCATGATCCCTGACACTTTCAGAACTGACATCATGGGCGAGACGGTCGGCACAGGCGCAAAGACCGGCGTTTACTATGAAGCGGCTGACGTACAGCCGAAGGCATTTGCATTGCTGTTCCAGTTCGAAGGCGACGTCAATGCAACGAAGTATGCGCTGTATAACTGCAAGATGGCAAGACCTGACATCGAATCTTCCACTACGGAAGACGGGATCGAGGTACAGACCGTCACGGGCGAAATCACCGCATCACCGAGAGCGTTCGACAACATCGTCAAGGCACAGTGTGCGAACACTGCATCAACTGCATACACGAACTGGTTCACCACAGTTCAGGACTAAGTTATACATACCGCCTGCAGGCTCTGTTTTCGCCTGTGGGCGGTTTTTATAACGTTAATGGACAATTTATCAAGGAGGCAAAATCATGTTCAAAACGCTTAACATCGGCGGAAAGGAAGTCGAGCTGATGGCAAACGCAGCCACGCCGTTCCGCTACAAACAGGTATTTCAGAAAGACCTTTTTCAGATTCTCGGAAATCAGGAGAAGGCGGAAGCCGAAGGTGTGGAAGCTGTCACACAGCTTGCCTACATCATGGCAAAACAGGCAGAAAAGGCAGACATGACGAAGCTGAACTATGAAGGTTTCATCGAATGGCTGGAAGGATTCTCTGCCATGGCGTTCGTGGAGACTGCGGAAGACATCCTGAACATCTACATGGACCAGCAGGCCACGACGTCCGCACCCTAAGAAGAAGGGCAGGGCAACCACAAGGAAGATGACCATCGGACTGTTCTATCTCCGATGCAAGGAACTTGGGCTGTCCATGGAAGATTTAGAAAACATGGATTACGGGCTTGTCGAGGATATGCTGACCGAACGAGGGAACGACGAATACAAGTATCCATATAAGGCAACCCAGGAAGATTTTGATAAATTTTAGACTATGGCTGGATACATCAAAGGCATCACCATCGAGTTTGGTGCCAACACGGAAAAACTGAATAAAGCCTTGGGCAATATGCAAGGCAAGCTGAACAAGACGCAAGCGGAACTGAAGCAGGTCAACCGCTCGCTGAAGTTCAATCCGGGCAATACCACGCTGCTGAACCAGAAGTTCAAGCTGCTTCAGACCACCGTCACGCAGACCACCCAAAAGCTGAACGGTCTGAAAGCCATGCAAAAGCGCATGGATGCGCAGGGCGTCGACAAGACATCCGCTGCATACCGTCAGCTTGAACGCGACATCGTAAAGACGGAGAACCAGCTGAAGATGGCGAAGGCGGAGCTGAAGTCATTCGGATCCGTCGGCAAACAGCAGGTCATGGCTGTGGGAAGTGCCTTCAAGACCGCAGGCGGAAAGATAACCGCTGCAGGACGGTCCATCACTACGGCGGTATCCGTATACGGAGTGGCAGGGATCTACGCAGGCAAGAAGCTCATCGATATGAGCCAGAAGCAGGCACAGGCCGAGCAGAAGCTGCAGGAGATCTACAAGACACGCATGGGCGTCGGAAAAAAGGCGGTCAAGTCAACGCTTGACCTTGCATCCGCACAGCAGAAAGCCGGAGTCATCGGCGATGAAGTACAGCTTGCAGGAGCGCAGCAGCTCGCTACATACGCCAAGTATCCGGGCACGGTCAACAAGATCCTGCCTGCCATGAACAATCTGCTTGTACAGCAGAAGGGCATGAACGCAACACAGGAAGACGCGACAGGCATCGCCAATTTGTTTGGTAAGGCGATGATGGGACAGACCGGCGCACTGAAGCGTGCAGGCATCTCGTTCACCGACGCACAGGCGGAGATCCTGAAGACAGGCACGGAAGAAGAAAAGGCTGCCATGCTTGCCGAAGTGGTAACCCAGAACGTCGGTAACATGAACGAAGAGTTCGCAAAGACCGACGCAGGCAAGATCCAGCAGGCAAAGAACGCACTCGGAGACATGGGCGAACAGATCGGTGCAGTGCTGCTTCCGGCAGTAGCGAATCTCGTTTCGTGGTTCCAGGTGAATCTGATGCCGGTCATCCAGCGGTTCATCGACTTCATGTCGGCGCATCCGCAGATAGCGACATTCGCGCTGGCACTGGCAGGGATTACCGCGGTATTAGGTCCTCTTATCATGTTCATCGGCGGACTTATATCGGCACTTGGGACTATCATCTCGATAGCTCCTGCGGTAGGTGCAGCGTTCAGTGCTATGCTCGGACCTATCGGACTTATAATCGCGGCGATAGCGGCTGCCATTGCCATCGGCATCGCCATCTACAAAAACTGGGATACGATCAAGGCAAAGGCGAAAGCCATCTGGGGCACGATAAAGGCTACCGTGACACGGATAGTCACCACGATCGTGTCGAACGTCACGGCGAAGTTCGTAGCCCTGAAAAACAAGGTAAGCGAGATCTGGAACAACATCAAGACGTCCATCACCGACAAGATCCAGGCGGCGAAGGACAAGGTGAAGGCGATCATCGACAAGATCAAGAACTTCTTCCCGATCAAGCTGAAGAAGATAGTATCCTTCATGCTCCCGAAGATAAACATCGGGACAAAGAGCACGAAGGTCGGAGACAAGAACGTCAAGTCGCCTACGTTCGGCGTGGGCGGATGGCATCACTACGCAAAAGCCGCCACGAATCCGTATATGTTCTCACGTCCTACTGGTATCGTGGTGGGCGATGCAGGACAGGATGAGATACTGTACGGCAGACGCTCGCTCATGGAAGACATCGCATCCGTAGTCGGCGGTGTGGGCGGCGACATGATCGTCAACGTCTACGGCTCGGACAACATGAGCGTCAACGACCTTGCCAACGCCGTGGAACAGAAGCTGATTAATATGCAGAAAAGGAGAACACAGGCATGGGCGTAGCACCTTATAAGACATTTACATTCGACGGGACATCGTCCGCAAATTACGGCGTGTATCTGACAGGCGAAGGAGTGTTCAATGCTCCGGAACGTGCCGTCGAAATGATAACCATTCCGGGGCGAAACGGAGCGTTCGCTCTCGATCAGGGCAGATACGAGAACATCGAGATAACCTACAAGGCTGGAATGTACGATGTGAACGAATCGAATTTCGCCACGAAAATGAGCAACTTCCGCAACTGGATTTGCTCGAAGGTCGGATACTGCAGACTTGAGGACGATTATAACCCGAACGAGTACCGCATGGCAATATTCAAGGCTGGCATCGAAGTGTCGCACGACTTTCTGATTGCTGGCGAGTTCGAAATCACGTTCGAGTGCAAACCGCAGAGGTGGCTGACCACTGGCGAGACCGCTTCAGCGGTAGCCAACAACGGAACGCTGTCGAACCCTACGCTGTTCGATTCCAGTCCGCTCCTTGCGGTCAAGGGATACGGCACGCTGGAGTTCAACGGCTACGAAATGGAGATAGAGAACGCACCGTACGGAGACTTCTATCTGGCAGACGGCGATTCATGGACAACGAGCAAGACATACTCGATAGACATCGACACGGTCAACACGTCCGACACTGTCAGCTTGAGCGGTGCGTTTTATTGTACGTTGCTGACAACTGGCATCATATCGGGGAACACAACGTCAGACTCCAATGCCAATTTTAGCAGCGTGACATCTGCCTGGCAGATGAATTGGTGGATGGGAAGAAATTATACAAATCTTGTCACTAACTTCAACGACTCCATCACCATCGGCACGAACAAGACCATCACCAACACGGTGACAGTGGCTGCTACCAGCACATCACCATCTGGAACTATCACCTACACGGTGACGCAGACAATCCAGTACGACAAGACCGCAAGCACGATTACATTCACCGAAACTGCGACATATTCGACGTCATTGAGTGTTATATGCAGCACAAGTGACGAGAGCGGAAAAGCAACCATTCTTGTCCACTCCACAGCATCGGCACTGGGCAATCCGACCTACATCGACTGCGACATCGGTGAGTGCTACAGATACAAGAGCGACAACACCATCATGACGCTGAACAACGTCGTGGTGTTTGGTTCGGAGCTTCCGACACTGGCACCAGGCACCAACACGTTCACCTATGCCAATACGATAACCGAGCTGAAAGTAGCTCCAAGGTGGTGGCAGTTATGATTCCTATCCTATACGAAAAAGACGAAACATCATTCACCACCAACGGGCTGGGAAGACTGCGTGACTGTGTCTCCGCTGTTTGCTCCGAAGAGAGGAACGGCGTGTATGAACTGGATTTTGACTATCCGATGGACGGGGTCAATTTCGACAGGATCAAGTGCGGACGCATCGTCGCTGTAACGCACGACGAAGGCGGAGACATCCAGCCGTTCGACATCGTCGGATATGAAAGACCTATAGACGGCATCGTCACTTTCCACTGCGTCCACGTCAGCTACAGGCAGACAGCTCTGACAGTCAGCGGAAACAACATCAACTCGCTGGCTGATGCGTTCACGATGCTCGGAACATCGACACCGACGAATCCGTTCACCTACTGGACGGACAAAACGTCCACGGGGTTTTTGGCATCGGGCGACAACGTACCGCATTCCGTGCGGCAGGTACTGGGCGGAATGGAAGGCTCCATCCTTGACGCTTACGGCGGCGAATACGAGTGGGACCGTTTCACCGTCAAACTCTGGAACAACAGAGGGTCTGTCAAAAACTTTACCATCCGATACGGGCTGAACCTCACGGACTACAAGGAAGAAATGGACTTCTCTGACACTTACACGTCCGTCATTCCGTACTGGTACGGACAGGACAGCAAGGGCAACGACGTGTGCGTCAAGGGAAACGAGGTTTCATCGTCATATCCTCCGTTCAACGGATACAACAGATGCATACCGCTGGACCTTACCAGCAAGTTCGAAGGGAAACCGACATCCGCACAGCTTGAGACGGAAGCATCGGCTTACCTGACTTCTAACCAGCCGTATATGCCTGCACAGAGTATCGAAGTGGACTTCGTGCGGATAACAGACGAAAACGAATACGAACAGTTCGAAAACCTGCAAAAGTGCCGGCTGTGCGATGTAGTGAACGTCGTATTTCCGCAGTATTCGATGTCCGGGCAGTTCAAGGTGGTCAAGACAGAGTGGGACGTTCTCATGGAACGCTACAAAAAGCTGGAGCTTGGCACTCTGTCCACATCGCTTTCCGAAGCGTTAGGAATCGGGCAGGAATCAGCAACGAAGCTGAATGTGAACAACAACACGCACATCGGGTCTGTAATGAAGCTGCACGGTTCGTCATTTTCCGGCAGTCTTTCGACGTCTTATAAGACCATCAATCTGTCAACGACGGCAGACATCTCGGAAGGCGATGCGTTTTCCGCAGCGTCCAACGGGATCAAGTGCCTTTACGCAGGGGTAGTACATTTGAGTGCGAAAGTACGATTTTCCGACAGTTTCACGGCAAATGACTACCTTGTAGCACAGATATACAATTCAGCAAGCCTGCAGACTGGCAGGATCCGAACGTCCTTTGCGGCGTTCAACGGCGACGTGGTTATCGACACCTACGCAAAGGTATCGGCTGGCGACGTCATTTTATTAAGGGCAGAAAACGCAACAGGCTCCAGGGGTGGTGTTACGGTAGCGGAATGCTTCCTGCAGGCCTGTTATGTAGGAGAATAACATGAATACATTCATCAAAGCGACATTAATAAGAGCAATTAGAACAGTATGTCAGACCGCCATCGCTACGATCGGAACGGCGGCGGTCATATCTGACGTTGACTGGCGAATCGTCATTTCCGCTTCACTACTTGCAGGGATCCTGTCTGTGCTGACATCCATTGCGACCGGTCTTCCTGAAGTGAAATACGAACACAGCCTATATCAGTATTATGACGAACCGGAAGACAGCGAGGTAGAAGATGAAGACGAATAAGGAAGTACTGGCGATCGCTCGTAAATACATAGGTAGGAACGGAGCGATATTTCGCAAGTTCTGCGGACTTCCAGCAGGGGCAGCGTGGTGCAACGCATACGTGGATTATGTAGCGCACGAAGGCGGTGTCAGCAAACTGTATTTCAACGGCAAGAAAGAGACATACTGTCCGCATTCAATAGAATGGTGCAGGAAGAATCTCGCAGAGATCCCTTTATATCTTGCGATGTCCTGCGACATCATCTATTTCGATTGGGAGAAAAACGGAGTGCCGAACCACATCGGACTGGTAGTGCATAAAAATAGCACGGATGCTATCAAGACCATCGAGGGCAACACATCGGGCGGCAAAGTAGACGAGAAGATGCGAAACGGCGACTATGTGCAGGCGGTATTCCGTCCGCATTATAAGCCTGCAGCCATCAACCTCGGACAGATAAAGGTCGACGGGGTGTTCGGCTACACGTCGATAGCGAACTTCCAGCGTGCGCTGGGCGGTCTTACAATCGACGGAGTTCTGGGCAAGAGCACCGTTAAACGGCTGCAGCATTACCTTGCCATCACCGAAGACGGTGCATGGGGCAGAAAAACGTCCAGAGCCGTCCAGAAGATGACAGGCGCAAAGGTCGACGGAGACTTCGGTCCTGCGTCGGTCAAATCGCTGCAGAGGTGGATAAACAAAAAGAACAAGGCAGAGCCTATCAAGGTAGAGGAACCTGAAACGCCAGTAGAGGACAAAGCACCGAAGAAAAAGGCAGCGCAGAAGCTCATCGCAGAGATGGACAAGCTGGCATGGAAGTACGGCACTCCACGGAAGAACTGGTCGTATAAGAAGGGACGTCCTCGGAACGCCTGCAAGGAAGCCATGAAGAAGTACGGCTACGATACAAGGCCGGAGATGTCCGACTGCGGCAATTTCGTGAACACGGTAGTCAGAAAGAGCGGAGTCGACAGGCACTTCACCAGTCTGCACGCCGTGAAGACACCATTCCAGAAGCATGAAGACAAGTTCAAAATTGTTATATCCGGAAGAGTCCCGAAAGTGAAGGAATTGAAGGCAGGCGACATCATCCGCTACAAGAAGAAGGGCGGACATGACCAGCACGCCATGTTCTACTATGGGCATAACAGGGTATGCGATGCCGGGCATTATAACCGCTTCGGCAACATCAGGAAGAACGACTTCAGATACAAGCGCAAGAACGTAAGAAAAGACACCATACAGGTGTTGAGGGCAAAGGGGTGAGTGCCGTGACAGAAGGGATTATGATTGCATTGATAACGGGCGGCCTTGCGGTCATTTCAAACATCATCGTTGTAGTTTTTAACAATTCCAAGACTTTATATCGCATAGATGTGTTGGAGAAAAAGGTGGAAAAGCACAACAATTTTATTGAGCGCGTCTATGAGCTGGAGAGGGTAGTGGACGTTCACGAAGAGAAGCTGAAAGTGGCTAACCACCGCATCGAAGACCTCGAAAAATGAGAGCGAGCTTATAAAGATATAAACAGGCAGCAAGTTATATCAATAGCACAACATTGTGTGGTGGGTTTTGTCGTCCGCTGCCTGTCTATATATGGACTTTGCACGGGTCAGCTTAAAAACATTGGTTTGTTAGATTTTGCCTCCACGCCCGTGTTAAAGTTAAAAGAGGGCCATCACTGGCCCTCTTTTTTTGTGATGATAAGTTTCGCCTTGTATGGTGTTTCGCCTTTGACCAGCTCTTCTTCATAGTCGGAAAAGTCGATGTCCTTGTACTTTCCGCCATATATCTCCGCTTCAACACTCTCGATCTGGTCAAGGTCAACTTGATTCTGATCTTTCTTCTGGATGTATCCTATATGCAAATCGTCAACATAGACGGCGATAGCATTCGGATCATATTCGTTATCCGGTTCCGGCACCAGAGTAGCCGGATAAGTTTCAGTATAATACTGGTATGTTCTTTCAGCGACTTCTTCAAGGAAGGCTTTCTTCGGAAGAGAATAATCGTCATTTTCTTCCGTCAGAAGCGACTTTAATTCCTTTTGCCTGAAGTCGAATCCAGCCACAAACAGCTCGATATATTCCGCCTGATCCGGCACATCGCCGATGAGATTCCGCATATATGCACCATATCCGCATTCAATCTGGGAGAACCTGTCATGAGAGTAAAGGTCCTTGTCATTATAATCGAAACCTAAATCCTCAAAACATTTCTTGCACACAGCACCATCGGAGAGGGCAACATGTTTCGTGAACGCTCCGATAGTCTTTCCGCACATCTTACACCGTTTTGCCATAATCTTAACATCCTTTCATTAAATTCTTCTTGCATATAGTAGTATTTGGTAGTACAATAATAACAGATGAAGGAAGGATATGCAATATGACGAAGAAAGAAAAGCTGTCCATATCACTGGACAAGGAGCTGGTTAAATGGCTCCGTGAAAAGGCAGAAGCAGAGAACCGCAACCTGTCAAACATGATAGAGCAGTATCTGCTGGCGGCCAAGAACAAATAGGTGAGAATGGTGTATTCTATCCTTAACTCTTCCGATAATCATAATTCTTTCGGCATAGTTAAATAGGGTAGAATACATCATCTAAAGGAAAGGATGGTGTATTTTTTATGTTACAAGTCAAAATCTGCACAGGTCTTGATTATCAGGACCTTCAAGCGAGCGTCAACGATGCTCTGTCTAAAATCGAGTACAATGAACCGAAGATCATATGGGACAAGGAAAAGTTTGTGGCGATAATCGAGTACATTGTGAACGAATCTTACAAGCGGTCCCTTTGCTGTGAATGTCAGTACTGGCAGGAGAACGGACACGCTTCCATGATGGGAATGTGCCAGAAATTTGGAAAAAGAAAGCGGTTCGACTGCAAAGCGTGTGCATCCTGGAAGGATGTCAGAGACGAATGAAGTGGATATACGAGCAGCAGGAAGCCGTGAACAGGGAGGACTATATGTCCTATCTGATCACGAAGAGCCTGAAGGGAAAGATGACGCCCACACGGGAAGGCGTCGTACGTCTTATCAATTCGAAAAGGAAGGTGCGATATGAGAACAGAAAGATTTGACACTATCGTGGCACTGGTCACGTTTGCACTCGTTATTATCATGGCCGGACTGGGTAACCATTTCATAGACGGCATTCTGTAGAAAGGGGGTAAGTAATGACCAACATTGAAATAGTCAGGACGCTTATAAATGCGATGGACACGTCTTCGGTACAGGACGAAGCCATCAAGCAGGCGGTGCTTGCGCTGCTGGATCATGAACCGAAAAAAGCGGAAACAAAGAAGACAGGACGCAAGAAGAAGTCCATCGACATGGGCAAAGCCAAAGCGTGCCGACAGGCAGGATGGAGCTTCGCAAAGATCGCCGACGAACTTGGAGTCTCGGAGATGACGATCCGCAAGCATCTGAACGAAGCAGGGGTAGAGTAAAGCCCACAGACCGAAATCTGTGGGCATGACATGAACAGAAGGTCAGGTGAAGCTATCAAATTATTATAACATGAAAGGATGTGATATTGCAATGACACAGGGCGAAAGAATACTGGACTATATCGACCGGTTCGGATCCATCTCTCCGATGGAAGCCTTCTCCGACCTTGGCATCACAAAGCTGGCGACACGCATCAGCGAGAAGACGATGGAAGAGCGGAAGAACCGATACGGCGAAACGACCAGATATATGAGATACAGGAGGGCATGATGGACGCACTGCATAGATGCATAAACGAATTATGCCTTCACTGTGGCAAGTACGAGAACGAGCACGAAGGTGCCTGTGACGGGTGCCCGTGGTACACGAAGAAGTACGAACCGGAGAAGTCAATGGAACAATTATACAAGGATATGGTGGAAGACCTGATGTTCTACTGCGAGAGCAGGGAGTGCCACAGCAGCGATGACGGGGTCTGCCCGTTCCTGGATGCAACCACATGGGGGCACACGTGCACGATCGGGACGCCATCCGAATGGACATATTAGGGAGGATGTATGAACTACGAAGAATTAACGATGATAAATGACGAACTGCACAAGGAACCTATCAAAGGCAAGAAGTACGTCATGGTCAATGATCGTGTGCAAGGCTTCAGAAAGCTGATGCCGATGGGAGATATCAAAATAGAGATCATCAATTACATTCCAGACGACTACTGCGTCATGAAGTGCGACATCTATGACGAAGACGGAGAGCATCTTGCGACTGGTCATGCGCAGGAAACAGTGGAAAAGAACAGTAACATCAACAGAACGTCCATGCTGGAGAACTGCGAGACTTCCGCAGTCGGGCGTGCTCTGGGATTCCTTGGCATCGGTTCTGTGGAATCCATTGCATCAGCTGACGAAATGAACAAAGCCATCAACAAGAGTAAGGAGCTGGACTCCAAGATCGGCGAGGATCTGGCAGCAGACCTTGTCCATGATCTGATGGAAGCTGGGCAATCTCCGGACGTAGTGGTCAAGTACAACAAAGTGGCTGATATGTCAGAACTGACATTTGAGCAATATAACAATGTGCGGAAGAGGTATCTCAAGAAATGACAATGTCAATACTGCAACACGAAAAGGAATGCTTCGTCACTCACACAAAAAGCGGACTGCACAAGCACCATATCTATCCAGGCTATGGGACGAGGCAGATCTGCGAAGAAAACGGTTTTTTTATCTGGCTGATACCACGACTGCACAACATGAGTGACGAAGGCATCCATTTCGACAAGGAATTCGACCTGAAAGTAAAACGGCTGTGTCAAGCAGAGTTCGAGAAGACCCATACAAGGCAAGAATTTATGGCTCTCATCGGTCGAAACTACCTTGACGATTGATTATACCTTTAACCGAAAAAGACGCTTAAATCGGAGGTTTTTATGCTTGACCTTATCAACGAACTGAACGAACTGTCGATACGGCTTCCTGCTCTGGTCGACCAGCTCGAAAAGTACGGCAGGGAGCGAGCCCAGGCGGAACATGATTATAAGGTCCAGCTCCGCCAGGAAGCTCTCAAGCTGCGAGCGGACGGCATGGCGGTCACGCTGATCGACAAGGTCGTGTACGGAGTTCCTGCAGTGGCAGACAAGAGACTGAAGCGAGACATCGCCGAAACGATGTACAAGTCCGCGCAGGAATCCATCAATACGTTAAAACTACGGATGCGCCTCGTAGATGCGCAGATACAAAGGGAATGGAACAGTAATGGCTGACATAAAGAGATTAAAGACACCGAGCTTCAACTTCTATCCGGAATCGTTCCTCGGAGGAGTGAGGAAGATGACAGACAAGGAAGTGGGCATCTATATCAAGGCATTGTGTTACCAGTTCAATGAAGGATACATAGAAGACGAAGAATACCAGTCATTCCCGAAGAGGGTGCAGGACAAGTTCGTGCAATCAGGAGACGGATGGATAAACGAACGGCTCGAATACGAAAAGCACCGCAAGGAGAAATACAAGAAGAACAGGCTGGACAATCTCAATGCGAAGCCTTTAGAAGAACGGTTGAAAGATGCCGGAGTTATTACAGGTTGAACCTGTGGATAACCCTGTGGATAACTTTTTCAAATCCTTCCCATATGGGACACCATATGAGACACCATATGCGTCAGCATATGGGTATCCATATGATAAATAGAAATAGATATAGAGTTAGAAATATAGATATATATATATCTTTAAAGAATCAAGGAGGAATCATGAACAGTGTATTTTTGATTGGGAATCTGACCAGAGATCCGGAGCTTTCCTACAAGCCTGGCAACGATCCGCTTGCGATCTGCAAGTTCTCCATCGCTATCAACGAAAAAGACAGGGTGGACTATCCGAGCATAGTGTGTTTCGGAAGGACAGCAGAGAACTGCGAGAAGTTCCTTGCCAAAGGAAAGAAGGTCGCCGTGTCCGGTCGGATCCAGACGGGAAGCTACGAGAAAGACGGACGCAAGATCTATACTTCAGACGTTATCGCAGACAGAGTGGAGTTTTTAGGCGGACACGATTGAAGGCTGCCATAGAAAGGATGTGATGAAATGAGCAACAGCGTACTGGCGAAGATGTTCGGCATCGACAGGTATGATGCCGAGATAGAAGTTCTGGAAGAAAGGAACGATACCCTTGTGGACCGTGTCACCTACTGGCAGAACCTTGCGAAGGATCTTCAGAAGGAGCTTGACCTTTATAAGGCGACCGACGAAGACAAGGTGCAGATAATCCGGGAAGACATCAAGGAAATTGAAGAGCTGTACGAAAAACGCATCAAGGAGTGCGAAGAGATGATGGACGAATGCGACCGCAAGATCCACCGCTACTATTCGAACGGACGGATGGACGCTTACAGAGAGATGGGCATCAAAGTCATCGAAGCGCACGAACGTGGGAATGACATCGTTTATGACGTGGAGAACGACGAGTTCATTGAGGAGATAGACGAAGAGAAGCTGAAGGACATCTGGGACGAGCTGGAAGACGAGATAACCATAGATGATTTGGTGGAGGTGTAGCATGAGCGGACGAAAACGGACACCATGCGAGTTCTGTAACGGAGAGTACGAGGGCGAAATAAAAGACCATCGTAATAGACTCACAATGTGGGTTGAGGTCTATCCGTTCAACCAAGTGCTGACCGTATTGGCTCAGGCAACGGTGGGAGAAGATGGCGAGTTCATTGAGGATTATATCGACATTCAGATGAACTACTGTCCTAACTGTGGGAGGAAACTGATATGAGCGGAGTTACATTAGACGGGCATCCTGACACACCGAGGAAACTGCAGGAACTGGCACGGCACAAGATGATCGTGAAGTTATATGCCGACATCCTTGCAGATATGAGGGTATGCGAAATAGAAGGATGGGACAGAATGGAATACATCAGGATGCTACAGGATATGCTGAACAGCATAGGGAGGAAGACATGAGACTAATAGACGCAGACGCACTAAAAGACAACTTATGCTTAACAGATGGGTGGGGATATGTTGTGACACTTCAAGATATCAATGACGCACCAACCATAGACGATGACACGCTAATGGCGTATCTACTGACAGGCGAAGAAGGCAAAGTTAAATTCCCAATCAAGCAATCACACGGCGATTTAATCAGCAGAGCCGATGCGATAGAGGCGGTGATGAGTGCAGACCCAAAAGACAACGAGTATCACTATTACAAACATATTGCGGTCAAAGTACTCAACGCACTACCATCAGCCGAAGCCACAGGGGCATTAGATGATGCCATAGCAAAGTATGTGGCAGACGGATATATGCTACCGCCGTCAGCCGATGCCGAGTGGATTCCATGTAGTGAGAGATTGCCAGAAAAAGGCGAAGTTGTTCTTATCACAAATGGAAAAGGCAATGTAAGATGTGGACAGTATCGAAGCGAACATGATGTACGAGATGGAATGCACTATTGGTGGTGGAAAGGTAAAACTGTTGAATCCGTTCTTGCATGGATGCCACTACCTGCACCATACAAGGGCGGTGATTCAAAATGAGAGAATTTCGAACAAATCTGAATGGGCTGACTGTCGGGATGCTGAAGAAAATAATAAGTGAAATTCCAGATGACTGTGAAATTACTGTTTGGGATATTGGCAAAAC